AAGTAGTTGGAACAATAATAAGAGTGCGTGCATCGTAATACCTCGTTAGCAAATAAATGATAAGCGATTTACCTGATGCTGTCGGCGAAAGCAACAGCGTTCTACGATTACGAACTGCATGAACGAACGCCTTGACTTGATAATCGCGAGGCTCTAATGTCAATCCAAGAGTATCTATAAACTCTTTTGCTTCTACAACTGAAAACTCTTCGTGTGAAAAATCGCTGAGGTATTCTATCTCGTACTGACGTTCGCGACAAAATCTCTCAACGTATGGTAACAAACCATAATATAGAGTTTGTGACATCGGGTTGTATAATCTAACCTTACCATCCCAAACTTTATTTCGATATGCTGGCATATACTTTGCGCCAGGAACATCGAAGGTGAAAAACTCACTCATCTCAAATGCTGTTCCTGATTCACAATATACCTTTATGTACACATCATCATATTTTTCTACACGAACAGTTTCCAATTAGCCTCCCATCATAAATCTTGCCCAATCAACTGCAGTCTTAATACTATATCCACGGTTGGCTAGACTTTTAATAATTGACTCTAACAAATCTATCTTTTCTTGCTGGTAGCCGATCTTCAATGATAAATTAATAAGATCAGGATCAGCCTCCATATACATAGGGATATCTGCCTTGAGGATCAATCCTTTTGCAGGCAGCTCCCAACCCTTCGCGCGAGTATCTTCGTTCGGTCCTTGAGTGTAAAATTCATACTTCTCAAGTTTCAACTTTTTATAATCAGCTTCTAGCTTACGTAGCAGCAGTTTCTCGCTTGAGAATACCTGATAGTATTTATGATGGAGTTTTGGAATTTTCAGCGACTCTTCGCCCAGCTCAGTCTTATCAATCTGGCTGTCTTTTTTCCACTCGTCAAAAATCTCTTCAAGTTTCATCTACTTCTCCACAATAATAGATAAGTATACTCTATTTTGTAGGAAAAGTAAAGTTATAATTTTACAATATCGTAATAAGCATATTTAAAAGTTGTAGTAGCTGTTACGTAATTTAAATCAGTGTCTACTGTTTCAAAAATAAGCTCAGACAAATTTATTGGGAAAGCATCTTTGAATGTTATTTCCATGTTAGGATTTTTTAAACCATCAGTTATTATCAAAGATATATCTGATTTAATTCCTTCGCCACTAGCTTTATCTGAATTTTGTAATCTAGCAAATCCAGTTTGTGTAACAGGATATCCTAATGAAGTCAACCAATTATGAATTTCTAGATAATTTTCGAAATCTTCATCTACTTTAAATGTAATTGAAAGATTTTCATACTCAATGTGATCGCCGCTATAAGGAATAGCTAACTGTGGTCCAGGCTGATTTACGTATCCTAGAGTAATTGAAGGTATGTTAATCTTTTGCACGAAAAAATTTAAAGACGGAGATCTTTTCAGAACAAACGTAAAATTGAGTGGACTGAGAAAGTTTTTATTTTCTGGTGTTTTGTCAATCGCGCTCATAGTGCACTCCTGTTGTTTACTATTATTTATTAATGGGGCACAGTAGTGATTATACTAGCTTTAGAGAAAAAGTCAACAAAAAAGGGGAGCCGAAGCTCCCCAATCTTGTCGGTTAACCCGATCTTTTAAAAGATCACATAAGGTTAGTGACGATAACGCGACGATAGTACTTATTAGTGCTAGTTGCGAGACGTCCTGCGCCCTTGTTAAGACCCTCAGCGAATGGGTTTGCGACCATTCCGTAACGAGTCTTGAAGCCGATCTTTGGCTGGAAGGAGCCTGGATCAACTGCACGAACCATCTGAAGTGGTACGTATGGGCAGTAGAAGAGACCAGCGTCGAATGCAGACGAACCCTTATAACCAACGGTGAGGTAGTTACCACCGACAGCATATGGGTCAATGTAAACGCGGAGGCGACCGTTGAGAACACCAGCGAAGGTGTTGCCAGTGTCGTCTACCTGAAGGTTGTTGCTGTTAAGAGCAGGGGTGTAGTCAAGAACACCAGCCATCTGAAGAGCAGACGCAACGTCTGACGAGCAGATAACGATGTTACCCTTACCGCGACGAGTCTGCTTGGCAATCTGGTTTGCTTCGCGCTCGAGCTGGAACATAAGACCCTTGAACTTTTCAACTGACCAACGACCGTTTGAGTCGGTGTCGAGGTCGAATACACCAGCAGTAGTGGTGTTGTCGGCAGCGCCCTGCTCTGCGGTGATGTTGATTTCGCGAACAACTTCACGGTTGATTTCCGCAAGGATTTCAGCCGAAAGAATGTTAGCAAGCTCAGTCTCAGCGTCAAGACCGTGAATTGCCTTGAGATCCTGAGCGAGTTCCATAGTGTACTCAGCCTTGAGTGCACGGGACTTAGCAGTTACAGTTACCTTCTCAATCGAGAAAGCCATCTGGTTGAAGTCGTCAGAACCAGTTCCAAGAGCGCCGAGACCTTCTGCAGTAGCAGTAGACATACCGAAACCAGTGTTATAGTTTGCAGTATTGACGAGTGGAGTGGTGTTAGTCTGACCTGGGATTGTACCAGAGAACTGCTGACCGAATGTTGAGTTACCAGCAACAACAGTCGAGAACGCAGTGTTAACTTCGTTGTAGAATGTTTCGTTAGCCTGATTGCCAGCGAACGAGGTATTGGAAGTACCGTTACCCTGGTTGTTATACTTCGAACGCATTGCGAAGATAAGACCAGTTGGACCAGTCATTGGCTGAACGCCGCAGATGTCATAAGCAATGAGGTTAGGCATTGCACGACGTACGAGCGAGATAAGAACTGGATCGAAAGTATCGATACCACCCTGACCAGCACTGGACGAAGAACCGCCCATGTTGTTAACTGGAAGATTGGAAGCGTAATCAGTCTCAGTTAGAGTCTGGTAAGAACCATGAGCGCCAGCCTCGCGGAGTGCACGCTCAGTGTTCTCAAGAACAACTGCAGTTACGGAACGGCGGTGACCGTCCTTGATTCCACCGAGAGCCTCGTGGTCAAGAACTGGAGCCCACTTCTTTTGAATTTCCTCAGCTAGATACATTTTTGTCTCCTTTTGAAAGCTAGGATATAAAGTTATTTATAATTATTACTTCTTGACGGATCTTGCGATCGCCTGAACGTAACGGTTGACTACAGGATCAACTGCCACGGTATTAGGCGCAGCTTCACCCTCAAATGTTTCCTCTTCGATATTCGAGGTAACTACTGGTGCCTTCTTCTCAGCAAAATAGTTTTCCTTGACAATCGAAAGTTTCTTAGAATAAATTTCTAAATCGCCGTCAAAATCAACACCCTCGGCGAGAGCTCTGAACTTTTCCTGCTGTGAAAGAGTTAGGTCTTCAAGCATAGAATTGAAAACTTCCTTCTTCTCAGACTCAACAAGAGCGTCCTTCATAGCAACATTCTCTTCGATAACTTCGTCGAGCTTTGACTCAAGCTCTTCGACCTTCTCGGCAAGACCTTCAATTACGTCCATCTTGTCCTGTGGGACATCGATGTAATGTTTGGCGAATAGATTCTTGAGACCCTCAATGAACTCTTCAGCAAGCTCATTGCGAATTGAAGCCTCGATAGCTACTTCATTTTCCTTGATCCATGACTCAACAACATAGTCGAGATAAGAATCAACCTTTGAAGAAAGCTCTTCTTCAATAGAAGAAACAGCTTCAGTTAGCTTAGTTTCAAACTCTTCCTCAAGACGTGCAGTCTCAAGTACAAGACGAGCATTGATAGCTGCCTCAAATAGAGTAGCAGCATTATCCTTGAACTCTTCGGACAGATCCTGACCATTGAACATCTCTTCAACGTCTTCCTTGACAGAGAGCTTTGGCATGGCGTCCTTAGTCTTTGGACCCTTACCGCCCTTCATGTCAACAGTAGCCTGATTAGCGCCTGACTTATCGCCAACGCCCCAATCCTTACCTGGTCCGTAAAGTGACTGTGTATCATTGTACCACTTCACAAGATCTTCCTTCTTGGCAGCAGCAAGAGTGCCAATGATTGCTGTAAGATAGCCAATCTTTGACTTAGGATCTGAACCGCCCGAACGTGAAGCTGGCTTTAGAGAATCTGCAGCCATAGAAGCCTCGTCGAGAACTTCTTCTTCAATAGCTTCAATGTTTTCTACTTGGTCTGTCATTTAAGGTCTCCCTCTGGAATTTACAATTATTTATATTTATTTTATCTTGAATGCTAAAGAACTGATATAGTTCTCGAATATAGCAAACTTTTGCTCTTCAAGTTGGCTCTTCGACATTTCATGTACAGCCTTCTTGATATTGTCGATTTTCTCTTCGTGCCATGTTTCCTTAACTGGGTCATAAATCCACTCGACGCCTTCCATAATGCCCTTAACGAAAGCATCTGGTGCTGACGGATCAGCAACAATATCGGCAGCAGTAGCCAAACGGAAATCGTCCTGAACTTCCATAATACCGTCCTTGCGTGGAACAAGCGACCCCATACCACGTGAAGATACGCCAAGGTTGGCACCTGACTTTAGAAGACCTCTCGCAATGTTGCCCATTGGTGTGTCTGTTAGTTTTGCCTTACCGATAAAGTTGTCGCCATCGCGACGGAGTTCTGTAATGATATGGGAAACACGGTCAAGATTAATTGATGGACCCTCTGGGTGACCAAGCTCACCATACGCACGGTTGTTTGCTACAACATCTCTCATGTAGCGTTCAACTTCACGCTCCATGATGTTGATAGGATAAATACGACCGTTTCTGTTTTTTCTGTTAGCCTGGAGGAAAATACCTTCAATGAAGTGTTCCTTATCGCCGTTTTCTTTAGCTTCAGCGATATATTGAACTTCTTCGACTAACTCTGTAATGAGCTTCATTTTATCCTCTTAGTATTTGTATGCGACTGGTGTGGCTTTCAAGCCAGTACCAACCAACTTATCTGTCGCTGCCTTCTCTATGACAACATACTCTACATTTGAAACAGTAGTATTAGCATAAACAGTGCCATTAGAGTATTGAACATTTAGTACAGCTGCAGCACCAGTATTGATTACACGAACCAAAGTTGAGTTAGCAACAGCGTTTGCTGTAGAACCAATATCAATTTCTGCGCCTAGTAACTTGAGTATCATACGTTTCGTCCTGTATTTACGTCCACTGACATATTAGGAAATGTCATTGGGGTGTCTGGCCCAGTTTGTTCGTTATTCTTATCGTGCTCACCATAGATCATGTAATCGTGAACCGAAGTTACATAGTCTTTTGCAACTGCAATCTTTGACTGCACCCATGGCTCGATCATTAGATCGTCAGATAGTTGGTCAGCAAGAGCATTTGCCTTAGCAGCTAGTGCCTTGAGTTGTGCTTTTGCCATTTCAGCAGATTCGTCGTGGTCATCGCCGCCAAGTAGTGGGACTGCGAGATCCTCTTCAACCGACTCATTGCGCTGCTTTGCATAGTAAGCACCAAGAGCCATACGCTGACGCTCTTTCTTTGACTTACCAGCAAACTTTGGATCTTTTGACTTGATGAAATCGCGAATCCAAGTTGATGCTGGATCCTTCTTGGTCAATACTTCATCGACCTGCTCGACTTCTTCTTTACGAACACCCTTTGCTCTTCCAGGTGGAAGCTGAGTAATTTTACCGCCACTTGCTAAATGAGCAGCAACAGCTGCGTCGCCACTAGCTTTGTCTGCTCTCTTAGTTCCTGGTTCGCGCAAAGGTTGTGGGTTTTGGAAAGCTACTCTTGCTGCTTTTTTAGAAGCCCAACCTCTTTTAGCACCCATGCCAGCAGTTGATCTATACTGAGTTGGCATCTCTTCAATATTCTCAACTTCTTCTTTGTTCATGTGTGTAGACTCTTTCCAGCACTCTTTCAAACCATGAACTTCGCACATTTTACCAGCCTCAGTCATATTGCACTTGGCTGCTTCCTTTAGTTTCTTTTTCTTTTCAGGCGGCGTGTAACCTGCGGCGCTGAATGTGCCCATGTCACTACGCTGATGCGGCGAAAGAACATCATGGGCTTTCTGACCCATCGCGCCGTGTGTAGCTGAAACCTTTGAACCAGGAGATTTTTTAGAGGCAGACATAGCATCTTTTTGTCCTGCGTGGGTTGTTACCTCGCCATCTTTATGCGTAACAATCCACGCTTCGTCAAAAGACTCTTCGTTTACCTTTTTATCCTTTGGTGGCTTGTAACCATGGGCGTGAGAAACCTGACTGTGGTTAACATTGGTTGCTTGAAAAACATCAGAGCCATTGCCGTTAGGATCATCCCACTTCTGAACCGAATGCTTTGCTACAAAATCTTGCTCGTCCTTAGCTTTTGGATCGTAGTCAACACCAGGATCTTTGCCGAGCGAAAGATCGGTTGTAGTTGAAGGGCGAACACCCTTAATGGTGTCGCTAGCTGCCTTCAAAATATCTTTAAGCTGTTTCGCCATCTGTAGGTTCCTCTGGTGTTTCTTCTTGTTTTTCTGTTTCAGTTTCTAATTCATCCGCTTCAACAGTTTCTTCTTCATCATTAGTTTCTTCAGTAGAAGAATATAAACTAGAAGCAATCTCTACCTTTTTAGCATCAATAGCTGCTACCATTTTGTCAGCCATTATACTTTTAAATGCGTCTTCAAAATCTGTTGGCTTTTGCTGGTGTGCAAAATTCAATAAATCAGTTACAGAAACTTGTGTCTCATTATCCATAATTATCTCCAATTATTTATTTTTAGCCAATATTTGAGCTGCAGACTTTAAATCCGCCTCATCTTTTAGTGTACGATTCTTTTTGTTTTTCAATAATTCGTAAGTAGCCTGAGCATCTTGTAATCTGTTGCCATTTTCCTGCTCTTGTGGCATTTTATCAGTAGTTGTCTCTGGCTGGAAATCTTGCTGACCTATCGCGCCATCCATTTGCTGCTGTTGCAGTAACAAAGGATCCATAAACTGCGGGTTATCTTTTTCCTCGGCGATTTCCTTGTCCATTTCTTCGATAATATCATCAGACTGCTTGAGAACTTCACGACGTAACCATTCATTCGAATAGTACTTACCAACCATATCCTGCAGGTTGCGAGCAAGGTTGATACGGTTGTCGAGGATCTCGCCATCTTTGAGTTCGGAGAAGTAGTTATCCTTAGCAAACTCAAATGTAATCTTCTGCTGAATAAGAGCGAAGTCTTCAATTGACATGATCTGTTTCAATACCAGCTGCTTCTCTAGCATCTTGACAAATAACGTAGCAAAACGACTACGAAGGCGAGAAACGAAACGGCTGAACTTCAACTCGTCACGAGTAACTTCTGTCGCGCGCCCGAGCGAGAACAACGCATCAGAGTTGAGACGATTCGTTGGTACGTTCAATGTTTGAAGGAACTTTTTCTGGAAATACAGAACGTCATCCATCTGACCAAGTGTTTGACCACCAGCCAGTGTAGTAACTTCAGTACCACGACCACCTTCGCGGCGAGGTAGCCAATAGTCCTCAAGCATAGTCATGAACTTGCGGTCGTCGCGGATTTCGCCAGTTGATGCGTCATAGATCAAACGGTTTTTGTGCTTGACCATGATATCACGGACGTACTGCTCTGCTTTCATCTTTGGCAAATTACCTACGTCAATATACCAAATACGACGTTCTGGCGCACGAGCCAAACGATAAATTACCAGCGCGTCTTCAAGTGTACGCAGCTGGTTCAATGCCTTGATAGCTTTATGCAAATACGAGAGAACCATCGTTCCCTGCGTATCAGTTAAACCAGAAGTGACGTGAAGGATTGAATCCTTAGCAATACGAAGACCAGTGGTACTTGGACCTACTGCCTTGTTGCCGTAATTGAAACCTTTGTCATTGAAAATATAATATTCGTTTTGAGTTCTTTGAATGACAGCTTCTGCCATCTCGCCACCTTTGACACGCTTCTTAGCAATTTCACGCACTTTGCGAATCTTGCGTGGGTCAATGTAACGAATTTCCTTGATGCCAGCTTTTGGATCAGCTTCATCAATTAGAACATGATAATACAAACGTCCGTCAGTGTACCAACGGCGAATAATTTCATACGCTTGTCTATTGAAATTGAGAATATTGAGACAGTTATCGAACTCGTCTCTAATTGCTTTCTTTACTTTGTCTGGAACATCAACATTG